CTTAATATTTGCAGAGATAGTCTTTTGACTTCTGCCTTTTTTAAGAGGCATTATTTGTAACCACCACCTTTAGCTTTGTATTGTTTAGCTAACATCTGTGCTTTACGAGCTGACCACTGACCGGGTTTACCGCCTTTACTGCCTGCTTTAATTCTATTAAATAGATTCTTTCGCATGGTAGGTTTAGTATAGTTACCAGCTTCATTAACCCTTGATTTTTTTTGTCTACTCACCACTTCACCCTATCTGCCCAGTAAGCTGCTGACATCTTACCTTTCTTGATATTTTTTGCATGACGAGCTTTGAAAGACTTACGCTTTGCTTTCATTCTTGCTGACTCACCTTTTTTTGGTTTGCCAGCAGTTCCTGAAAGTGTTCCAACCTTTTTACCTTGTTGTCCAAATCTAATAGTTTTAATTTTGCTACCTTCTTTGGCAACAACAATGTGAGATTTAGTTGGATGATTAGGTGTTCTTTTAGGTTTGTTGTAACCTGAAAATCTTTCTCCTCTATATGTGATCGCCATAATGACAGATAATTCCTTTGATTTTTGTATTTCACATACCCAAAAAAATTGTTATATCAAAGTTATTATGATGTATTCTTCAAATTTATTAGGTTGTGCTTTAGTTGTGTACTTGTTTGTCGTTTTATTTAATCAAATGATCTGATTAAACCATAAACTTTCGTTTTTCAGTTTGCATTTTCTTCGGATTACGCAACTTTTTAAAGTCAGCAGCAGTAATTTTATCTCTTGGCTCGGCAACACGAGCTATTTTCATTTGTTTTTTACTAAGTTTTCTTGCCATTTCGTTTTTTCCTCGCAAATGTTGCGACATTAGTTGGTTTACCGCCTACTCCCTGTGCCTTTGATCGCTTTCTAGACACAGCAGAACGTATTTGAGCCTTTGTCATGCTCTTTGCCTTTGATCTTGGCACGCATTTAGGGTATTTTCTCTTTGAACCCTTGGCTGATTTACGGCCACATGGTTGAAATCGGCCCTTTTTCTTAGGTGCGCCTATATCAACCCAGTCTCCCTTTGGTCCTTTTCCAAACCATGCTGTTAATCCGCCTGTAGGTTTGGCCATTACGCAGTCCTATACTTACCACCACGTTTCTTGTAAGTTCTCACAAGCCATGCGTTGGCATAAGCTGAAGGATAAACCTTAAACTTTCGTTTTGCTTCCGACTTGACACGTGAGTACAAGGCTTTGTTAGTAGGTATAGCTTTCTTTTTGGCCATTACTTATTCTTTTGTTTTTTCTTTTTCTTCATCATTTTCTTTTTTGAACGCTTTTTCATTCCTCTTGCCATATAGCCTCCTGTATGATTGTCTAAGTTTTACGGTGTCAGTATAATATTCCTGACTCCAATTGTTATAATATCCAATACTTTCTAGATGAGCTGATGCTTCTTCTAGTTCTTTGAATGGCTGGATAAGTACCATAAAGAATTCGTTGTCTGGCTCCCAATCACCCTCCATGAACTCTTCCTGTTCATCTTCAGGGTACGATGCCATCAGATATGTGTTTAAAGGCACGTAAACGTGGTTTAAAGCACAAACATAGTCGTTAAGGGTATCTGGTGTTATTTTCATATCAGAACACGCCAGAATGATGAGTTTTAATTCTTGTTCAAATAAAACCCCTGCTTCGTCACAAACCTGTTCGAGAAAGTCATCGCACTTATCAACGATTACTATTTTGACCTGTTTGTTTAATCTGGCTTGCTTTGCGTATGGACAGATAGGGAATTTATCCCCATGCTTTTCAACATGATCTATCGCCCATGATATAATATCTTCTTCAATTGTTCGCATGAGGAAACATATTGAGGTTTCCAGCAACAGTGCGTCTTTCTCCCTTACCCTCAAATGGGTACACGCAGTGCTGACACCAAGACGGAAACATATACAGTTTGCCAACTTCAGGTTTTACAGTCTTAGAAAAGGGTGGTCTAAGCTCCTCTAAACCCCTTATTCCTGTCTGACCAAAGTGGAATTGTAAATATCCATCCGCTACTCCGCTTGAGTTATATAAAGCTGATGCCTTGTATTCCTCGCCATCGGCTATTTGTTTGGGTATCTTTGTCCATGTGGTAAAGGATATTCCCATTATCGTATCAACCCCATGATCATGTACAGGGTTGTAATCCCTCTCGTATGAGTGTACTGACCATAAGCTGTGAACTCCTGGCAGTCTTTTTAAGGGTTTAACCCCTATCATTCTTGAGAATTGTTCTAAATACGACTGAGACATATTCGCAACAGTCTGGACAAATGGTTGAACTAGGGGATCATCCTGATCCATTTTAAGCTGTTCACCATGACTTATTTGGCCCACTAGCTTGTCTGCAAAGCTCTCACCACCTTTGTTATGTTTGGTGTCTAGGTATTTATTAAGATCAACCACCATCCTAGCAGGTAGTTGTGTTTGCAAGAAAAGCACCGCAGGTGCTGCTTGAAAACGTAACGTCAGTTCTGTAGTCATATTATGCCCTAAGCTATAATTGATTTATAAAGGATTGTAAATAAAACCCCCCTGTTTTGATTTAGCGTTTACATGGATAGATATATATACGTAGTACGGCATATATAATTTAGTGGGGTAGGAGACAAAAACCCCCTACTCTTGATAGAATAGGGCCGTAATCCGCTAATTATTTTATTCGTATAATATATCTTATGTTAAGGCCCATAGATAATGCGCCAATAAATATTAATTATGTTTGGGCCTTCTATTATTTTGAATTATATCCCTGCCCTGATTTAATAATTTGATTAATCAGCTGCGCTTCTTTGGGTGTAGAGAATGTATATCCTGCATAAATTAAGTATAAAAATTATATATTGTTTGCCTTATTTCTGACACATTCTATTCGTACTAATTACAATATTAATTAAACATAGGAGTAAACATGGAACATATAAACGATATAACAATACCTGAAAAGCCTTTAAAGTTTAGTAGACAAGTCAATTATCCTGATCTTGCATATAATATCAGGCTACTAATCGAGACATATAGAGAACAAGGTAAATTAGCTCAAATAGAAGGATTGAAAGCCTTGGACTATGCTTATCAGGGAGCTAGTAAGACTTATTTACAATTCTCTAAAAAGTACAGGGATATATTCATAACGATCAGAAAAGAAGGAAGGGGGGAGTAATGGATACTCTTAAACATATTAGAGATGACATATACGAGAGAGACCATATCAAGGCTTTTGAGAATGCCCTTGCCGCTAAAAAGATTAGCGAATACGTTGAATGGATGTATATGTACACTTGGAAAAAATCAGATGGCAAGCTGTACGATGTATTTAAACATCAGCTTACTAGAAGAAATATAAATGTACTAATGGAGGGCCAATAGATGCAAGCCCAACAATTCCAAGAAAGTTTATTTACATACCTTCAGGCCCAAGGATGGAATTTAAAGAAGGCTAAGTTATTGACTGGCGGAGGCGCAACAAATAAAAATAAGAAGATGCCTTTTTATAACTACGATCTAAGCGCATGGGATTGCAACAAAGGATCTCAGCTCAGGAAGGTTAAAAATTCTGTATGCTCTTCATGCTACGCCATGAAAGGTAACTATTTAAGATATAGGGAGGGATCAGTAGGTAAATCTCACAAGCTACACAAGGAAAGTCTTAACAATGGTTTTCAATGGGTGTTGGGCATGGTTTACCAGGTTTTAAAATCTGACTGTAAATATTTCAGATTTCATGCTGCTGGCGACTTACAGAGCTATGAACACGCCCTACAAATAATTAATTTAGCAAGATTAACGCCTTCTTGTAAGTACTGGATACCGACTAGAGAAACTAGCATATTAAAGCAGCTCAGAGATAATAAAATATATATACCTAAAAATTGTATATTTAGAGTTTCCGCCCCTTTAATTGATGCCCAGCTAAATAGTAAAGTTTTCAGTTATACAAGCTCAGTTATAACAAATAAGAAACTAGCTAAGAATTCTAAAATTTGCCCTTCAATTAAGCAGGGGGGACAATGCCTTGATTGCCGCAGTTGCTGGTCTAACAAGGTGAATAACATTGCTTATTTAATTCATTAGGAAAGGTTAACAAATGAATAATAAAAACGATTGGTTTGATACTCATTTTGAGGTTATCTGTTTTGATAAAAATGAAAGCCAAAAAAGAGACAGGAAAAAAGAGAAGAGAATTAAAAACAAAGTTAAAAAGAAATTAATAGAAGATTATGTACAGGTTTTAAGGGGTGTTCATAATGAAGGGAATTGATATAGCAACAATTATTATAATAGCTGTAACAATTGCATCAGTTATTTTAACTATTGATTTATTAATTGGGGGTTTATTGTGAGTACGTTTAAGCCTGCTGGCTGGTATATTAAGTTTAAATTAGAAGGTACTGGCCCAACTCAAGTAATAACTAAGCATTACGATACACTTACAGCTAATGCAACAATAAACAAATTGAAAGGGGAGTTTCAACAGCCTGTAGATATTATTGAACTATGGCAGGCAGGAACTCATAAAAAAATATGACTGAAAATAAAGCTAGACTAATGGCACTAACAGCTATAGGCTTTGTGTTTATATTGTTATTTTTAATTTAAAGGGGGTAAATATGAATGAACCAATAAAAGTTTTAGCTTATGAAATAGATAGCCCTGATATTCCCAGAGCATGGGGAGAGGGTAAAACACTAGCTATAGCACAGTTAAATTGTGAAATAGCTATAAGAAAAAAGGTAATTAACAAACTTGAAAGCGGCAATCGTTTCGCTTGTGTAGGAAATTATTTTTATGAAAGAGAAAAGGCGTAAATATGAATAACGTAGTATCAATTAAAGCTGATGAAAAAGTATATTTTCTATGCTCTAACGGTAATAAAAACATCATACAAGCGAGCAAAAATAAAAGAGAACTTACAAAAGTTATGGAAGATCTTAATAAAATAGCTAAACAGTATCATGGGTTTATTGAAGATAGATTTTATTTACTAGAACAATGAACGGTAAATATAAAGCCTTCTATTTCAATGATATAGAAAGATTTGAAGAGCTAAATAAAACTGTAGCTGAGTGTGTTAAACTAACAAAAGAAAATCTAAACAAAATATACCCAAGCAACAAACAATTAATCCTAAATATAAAAGAAGTGGATTTGATGGTTCAGGCATTCCATCTTCTACAAAAAAAATTACAAGATGACAATAGTAATATTTAGTCCTGTAATAAATATTCTCTGAGCCATTTATTTTGTTTAAGCATGGTCATGAAGTGATTAGTCAATGAGTTTACGACTAGCTCTTCATCCTCTGACTTTTCCAAACACATACCCTCACCATTGCTACTGGACAGCCAAATACACAGGTGAAAAATTTCATGGCATAAGCTGTTTTTCATGTAGTGTATATCTTGTCCATGCTGCAAGGTGATTGTAGCCTTGCGCTTGTCAAACAAACCAAAGTTATCAGTCATATGATCATCATGGAACTGGGGTTTACAAACCTCTATTTTAATATCAATACTTCCTGCGTCTAAGACTTGGCCGTCTAATTTAATGGATTGTTTCTGAGATTTCGAGGTCATAAAATAATTCGTAGTCGTTTTCCTGTGTTTCAAACATTAATAAATCTAGATATTGTGAAGCTACAAGACTGGCAGCCATTGCCCTTGCAATTTTACGGCCTTGCTTTGGGCCAAACTGTGTAAGGAATTCTGTTCTGTAAAAACTGTCTGCAAGTTGGTTTATATCTGTTTCTTTTAAGTAGGTTTCAGACCTTGGCAAATCAGGTGTATCGAGTTTAAGTTTAATTTTAGTCATACTCGTACTATTATAACAAAAGTAACCTATTTCCTGCTATGGTGCAAGCCACCATGCTTATTAATATACCTTTTCATACAAGATAAATGGTAATAATTAGGGGGTCTTAGATGATCTACGATAAAATCATCAACAATATGTAGTGTTTTTTTACAATATCTGCACTTGTCAACCACCTTTTTTTGGTCTAACATGATATAAGTTCATAGAACTCCCCTTACCAGATCAAAGGCTTTTATTCGTTCTCACTTTGGTCTGGTATCTATCCCATAAAAGATTGGCATATATCAAAGGCTCTAAGCCCTTGTTTTTCCAGTAAGATTTTTCACCCAGTTGCTGCAGCTCATAGTGATGCAACGGACAAATTGGTACGACATAACGGTCTGAATTTTTTCTACCCAATGCCCTTGGCTCTGCATAAGTAATATGATGGGCCTGTATATCTTGATCTGTACCACAAACAGCGCATGGGTAATTATCCCTGACATATTTCAGGTATTTAGGGCTTCTTTGATAAGCCACTAACGTATTGTATTGGGGTTAGATTTAAGGCCTAGTGGGTACATAGCCATTGATAAGGCTTCTTTTAACATTCTGCTCACCTTTCTAGGGCCTATGCCTGTCTTGTTACTAAATTGTTTTATGGTGTATCCTACCCCACAGATATCAAATAGAATAGGCCTATATCGCTCTCCAATGGCCTCATTTACACGATTTAGCTGCTTTATCGCATCGAGCCTGCCTTCACCAGAACTGATCGATTTTGAGCCATCTATGCGACATCCGTATTCTGTGATTAGATCGTTACCCCTGCTGACTAGCAAGGATCTTTCGTAGTAATATCTGTATCTTTCAGCGCATTCTGTCTCGAGCTGAGTAAGTATCTTTTTGCTTGCAAGGTAGCTGATCTCAGACTCTCTTGCATTATATGCTTTTAATGCACCCTGACCCCTGTATTCAATCAGTCTTTTGTCTTCGTTTTGCATTAAGCTCCGCCAAATATCTGTTCAACCATACTTTGTAATCCTCTCTACTCATTTTTTTCTTCATTTTCAAGGCTAGGCCCATAGTCCAATGTGGTTTTCGATCATAAGAATTATAACGTAAACTGCGTTTTTTTGCAACTTGCGCTAATAATTCATCAACTTTAAAAATATTTCTTGACAACTTTTGTAAAGACCTCTCTATTATATAATATTATTTAATCGTTATACATAAACACATATATAAAACAAATAATATAATTTATAATATAATGCAATGACACTTAGAGAATTTTTTGTTGGTAACCCAAGAGTTAAATTAAAGTTTTACAGCGACACACATAAGTATTTTTTAGAAGATAAACAAATACCAAATGCAAGTGATCTTGCAAAAGTATGTCAGGATAGTTTTCCATTAATACTTTGGTCAGCTAAATGCGCAGCAGAAAAATTTGATGATCTTATTGAACCTGGAAAACCAATAGATGAAATTCAAAAGAAAGAAATCTTCCAACAAATCAAAACAGCACATAGAAATACACTTGAAAAAGCAGGTGATATTGGAACGAATGTTCACCAACACATCGAAGACTATATTAAAACCGACTCTGAACCTGACATTTACAATGAACAAATAAAACACAGCTTCAGCTTGTTTAAAAACTGGTGGGATGAAAACAAAAACTTTTATGAAGTTATGTATCTTGAAAGAGTTTGTTACCACTCACTAGGTTTTTGTGGAACTGTAGATGCTGTGATGCGTGATGCAATGACAGGTGAGGTTGTTGTGTTTGATTGGAAATCTGGATCTAATATTTACAAAAGCCATGTGATGCAATGTATGTTTTATTTGATGGCTTTGAATGAAGAGTTTGGTTTTGACTGTAAAAGAATAATGATAGTCAATGCACCAAAAACTGGCAAACTAAAAACTAAAGCTGTTGATGTAACAAAGGCTGATTTAAAAGCTGCTAAGTCTGCTTTGCTTTTGTATCAATGGCTGAATAAAAAGGAAAGGAAAGTTAAGAATGTCAATGTACGAAGCCGAAGGCAAAATTAAATTCATGCAAAACTATGCTGATCCAGGTGAGAAACCTAATTGGTATGTAATAATTAATGACATGGATGACCAAGATCACAGGGCCTATAGTAATCAGGATCTATCTAAATACAAAAAAAAGTTAGATGAAGAGGACACTGTTCTTATATCTGCAAAAGGTGAAAAGGCAATTCACAAATCAGGCAAGAATGAAGGAAAAAACTTTATATCAAAAGCAGTGATAAGTGATTGGCTTGCAGAAGATAAGCAGCAAGTTAAAACAGAAGCATCAGTAGTCACAAACGGCAGCGCACCAAAAGAAAATGTTCAGTTTGATAATTCTCTAAAGATTGCTGAGATGACTTTGCTTTATAAAACCTGTATGGAAGCTGTTAATGGTGACGAAATGCTTGGCTCATTAGAGGAAAGCAATCGTAAAGATATTTCAACAACATTCTTTTTAAGTTTAGTAAGGAGGTAATAATGGAAGCAATGACACAAGCAAAAATACTAAAGTATGCTTTGCAATTAAAAGAGATTAACAATAGATTAGAGAAAGTTAATCCGTTTAAGAAAAAACAAAGTCCGTTGAACGAGTATAAAGAGAAACTTGTAGAAACTCCGACTCACCCTGATGTATTTCAGGATGCTTACATAGACAGTGACGCAGACGATCAATGTTAGATCAACTTAGTGAAAAGTCTGTTGAGGAAGCTCTTGACTGGATGACTAAAAATGATGATAAGTTAGCAGAAAAAAAATCTGACTATCATCATCTCGATAGATTTAGCAAAACTCTCAAAGCTCAACTAATGAACAATGAGTCTAGCAATATGTCGGTATCAGCTAGGGAACAGTTGGCCCTCGCTAATGAACATTATCTAACTCATTTGGATGGCTTGCGAGAAGCTGAGAAACAGTATCTGGAATTAGAGTATAAGATGGACCAGAAGAAACTTATTTGTCAGCTATGGCAAACCGTCAGCGCAAACCGTAGACAGAGTGTGTAAATTGTGGTTAGTTCTATGAGTGAAAACAAAACAAGAACATCAGCAGAACAAACCAGAAATGACACCAGAAACCCAACTATGGGTCTCTGTTATTATAGTGGCTTTACATGACTCACGTATGGATTTCAACGATGTAAGCATTGTTGAACGTAAGGCACTAAACCACCAAACCTACTACGATTTTGTAGATAGTAAAGATTTCAGAATATCAAAGAAAAGAACATTAAACCTAGTTGACTGTGTTGAAGCTCGAATGTGGTTCGAGAAACAAGACGATCAGTTTCAGATGGTATGCAATATGGCAAACCTAGATCCTGAATGGGTATTCAATCTCTATCGTGATGTGTTACACAAAGACGACATTGACCCAACAGAAATACTGAAAAGATTTTTTATGTTTAAGTTTTAGTCACGGCCTGATGTACGAAGTGAAGCAATCTTCTTCTTTGCTTTTGTAAGCATCGTGGCACAAATACCTTTTATGGATGATGTTGCTTTCTTCCACAACAAACGGAGTGCCGAACCTAAAAATTTCTTTACCGCACTTTTCACAGTTTCCAAGTTTAACATTTTTTTCTCTCCTCATTAGTCATATATCTTTTTGATTTTAAGTCTGCCCATATCTTCATACAGCTCTGCTTTTACTTCTTTGCATTGCATTACCATACCATCTTGATTAGCTCCGATGTTACGTTCAATAACTCTGCGCTGTTTTAAACAGTCGGTCATGCCGTCAGTTGGAACATACTCAATGATTGATCCGTTCTGTATCATTAATATTGCAAATACTACTTTAATGGTTTCCATTCTGTCTTACCTTATCTTTTAAATCCTCTACAGCATCCTCTAGTTTTAGAATACGATCTTCAAAAAAGTTTATGGTAAGGTCTTGTGATCTATCTTTTGGTAGATCTTTCAAGTCTTCTTCAATCGCCTCTATTTGTGTACCAATATATTCAATCAACATAAATTGTTCTGAGTCGGCTGGCAGTGAACCCAGCTCTCCCCTTGGCCACTTAATTCTGAACTCAGTATTCTTTTCTAAGTCAGCTTGCATAAGCTGTATTTTTGTATCTATACGATTAATTGATTCTAAAACCCCAAAGCCCCAATAAACGGAAAAAGCCGCAAAACCAATCAAAGCTATTAAGTTTCGAATTGGAAGGCTTACGCTGGTGTTTTCACTTATCTTCATACTTCTTCTAACTCTCTATTCTCACAGTAAAAAGCCCATGTCTTGAGTGGTTTGCCATCGTAATTGCCTTTCTCTTCTGCAAGTTCCATGACCAGTTCTACCTTGTTCCAAAAAACAAAGTCTAAACATTCCTGCCTTGCTTCAAATGATTTAAGCATATAGTCAGTGTAGATAGGCTTATCTACATCTTCATACCACATCATGGCTGATATAATCCAAATCATTTTTTAACTAAGCTGCCACCAAAGTATAAACCTGTTATTGCTGCTACTAAATTTGTATCAAGCGGTGTTATAACAATACCCCTAGCTGCCATAGGAACCCATTGCATTACTTCTTTGCCTTCAAAGAAAAGGAACCCAGGTTTAAATTCTAAGTACCCTACAATAACTTGCGCCTGTGGATCTATCAAAGGTAGTATCTTTGGCAATACAATGATTGCAAATATTGCAGTCAATGCAATTATTCTACGTGTCCATTGAAAACCTACGTTCTCATATTCTCTTGCCTCTCTAAAAGCTGCTGTTTGAACTTCAGCTCTCTCAAGCATCATCTTTTGCTGTGCTTGTTTTGCTTTAATACTTTGTGACCAAATGCTCATCACTCCACCCAGAACGGTAGAGCCAAGCATAGTAATCATCTCAAAGGGAATACCCATTGAAACCTCCTATGTTATTTAATTGTATATCCTGACGGTTGTGTAGATAGTTTTGGTAACTTGTCAGGCTGTTCGCCTTGTAAAATATCTTCTAAGTTTTTGTATAAATACCATACAACAGATCCTATAATGCTATCTCTAGTAAATGTTTCTGATATTTCTTTTATCGAGCAGCCATACTGCAACAGCAAGGACACTGCCTTGCCAGAGCTGCGTAACTCTCGATCTAAAGTGGACTCTGATTTTTTTGTCTTTACCCATACTGCAACAGGTGTAATGCCTGTATCAGATAGCATATAATCCATTGTTGCAACGATTGGCATATCGTCAATCAACATACGAACATTTACGGATCTCATCCTGTTTGGAATAGACATTCGAACCACGTTATTCATAATCTCTTTCTATTATCATTTCTAAGTAATGTATAGCTTTTTCTATATCTTCTCTTTTACCCTTGTATTTATGTCTGCAAACGTACTTGATTACGTTGCCTTCTGCGTATGCTAGATTATTAGCATTGATAAACTCCGCAGGTTGTATGATAAATCTTTTGTAGTGATCGCCTTTTATTTGCTTGTCCAGTGTCTTCATGGACACAATTTATTCCATCTTCCACCTTTATTCAACACCATTGGTAACAATTTTGGCTGACTGTTAATAATTATGCCACAGCCTATTATGGGCCTGTCTTTAAATACTTTGTCGTAGGCAAAAGCCAGTGAGTCTTTGTCTATTAAACATCCCACCTGCATAGCCCATAAAAGCGATGAAGGGTTACCCCAATATGATATGCCATACTTTGTATGGTAGTGGCCCTGCACGTAGCAGGTTCCCTGCTTTTGTCCAACAGTCATGATGTTTGCTGATTTACCGTGATGAAAGTGTACGTCATTACCATCTGGCAATCGGATAGTAAGTTCGTTATGCCATTTCCATCCAGGACCAACCTCTAATACTTCGTTGTACCCACGCATATATGCTCTGGGTAGTCCTGCTTTGAAAGCTCTACGGTATGCAAGTGATCCATGATTAGAGTGTAGCAAATCTACTTCAGGCCAAAGTTTTTCAATCTCATGTATTGTTGTTCTTGCTTGTTCTAACTCATCACCTGCGCTTGGCAAGTCACTGTCTTGCCCATGAAAATTTAATCCGTGCTTGTCACACTCATCGCCAATATGCACCACCCTATCAGGTTTGTATTTTCGCCTGATAGAAGAAAGGAAAGGTAGTAAATCAGGGTGGTGATATGGACAATGCGTGTCTGATATAACCAGTATGCACTTGTTTTTCATGCTTGAATTTGTACTTGATTTGCACTAGAGGTGCAAGACTACATAAGGGTACGTATAATTAGGTAGCACATTTGTAAGAAAACAGTAGTTCCTATAAACCACACAAGAGTTCTCAGTTGTTTCATATCTTTTTCAATATGACATAAATGATTATCTTTCAGAGTTGTTAGCTTTTGATCTAACAGTTCTAGTTTACCCTCTATACGGATAATAGCTTCTCTGTTTTCTTGTTCCATTAATCAGCTTCCTCGATAGTGTTGCCTTCTTCTACCCATAATTGTATTGCGTCATAATCTTTGTTGCCAACTACTAAAGGTACAACGACCTCAACACCATTAATGGTTGCTTTTATTGAACCATTAGATTTATTACCTGCTGGGTCTGTGACTGCTATGTATTTTGCATTTGTAATCATAATTATAACTCCGCATCCATTTTAAAAGTGTTTGTTCCATTAGAATAAAATAATGAAGAATAACCAGATACAAAATTTGCTGAATAACTTGTTCCTGTAACTCTAGCTCCATCAATTGATGCTATTGCTGCATGATTTCCAATGGTTGATGGATAAGCACCTGGTGCAGTTAAAAAAGCTGTTGTGTTACTACTGTTACCTGCTGTTGGTAAAGTAATTGTCGGTGATGTTCTCATTTGACCATTTGGATATTGAATATCACATTGTGCAGTAGTAGTGGCTGTTGCATTACCAACTATTATCTGATTTGTAACTAAATTAAGTGTTTGAAAATATCGACTACATCTTTGTAACTGAACATCAAAAGGTAAGTGTTCAAAGTCTGTGGCTGTTGAGCCTACTTCAAGTTGAACGCCTGTTAAGAAAAAATTATTGCTAGTGCTGTCCATCCAATTAACTTGATTGGATGTAGAATAAGCTGCACCTGCAGTTGCCCAAGTGTTGTTAGTGCCATGATAGTTAGAACCCCAAGCTAGATTAAAAGACACTATTATTCCTGCTCCATTGTCATTTGCAATAGCTCCATTTGCTCCTGTAATTAGACTTGTTGAACCTGCTGTTGGTGAAATATTTATTACTTTTTTCTCCCAAGTATCGGCTGATGAAATAGTGTATTCTATTGGGATTGTATAATTTGTACTATCTTCTTTACTGATAAAAATAGAATATGTGCCAGTTTTATTTGATTTTACATAAAAAGATAAAGTTAAATCTTTAGCAGCACTTGTGCCATACAACAAATGTTGCAAATTTTGAGCTTCTATTGTGTGATATATAGCAGCAAACTGAGCTGCTCCTATTGTTCCATCAGCAGTAGTTACATTTAATTCTAACGCTGTTTTTTGACCAGTTGTTGCTTGGTCTGCCGCAGATAAATTTTCAAGTTCAGTTGTATATGCTCCATCTGTACTTTCATAAAATTTATATCTATCTGCAGTTGAGTATGTTCCACTTGTAACTGTTGTCGTAGAGGTAGCCCTTTGAAATATACTCATATCACCATTGATAATTAAATTTCTAAATTGACTGTTAGGATTTTTTAAATTACTTACAGTCGTACCAGATCCACTGGTCTTTTCTGATATTGTATCTACTCTTATTTCACTCATGTGTTACTCCTTTGGATTATCGTCTTTAATTTTTTTGATACGTGCTTTCCAAGCATCTATGTCTTTATATATCTCATCAAG